CATCAGAACTGCCCGACGTGTGGCGGATCGGGGCATATAGACGACGTGCCATCTCCCGCCGACCCGTTCGCCGAGTGGATCGCGCCGTTTGAGGGGGAGGGGAGGGATGCGTGAACCCCGCCGCCGGTCCTATGCCACCAAGGCCGAAATCGCCCGCGTCGTCGCGGCGGCGAAGGCGCAAGGCATTACTGGCGCGCTTGAAGTCACGGCCGATGGCACAATCCGCATCATCCCGGCCGCCGCTGCTGCACCACAAACAGCATTTGACCGATGGCAGACATCGCGTCAATCTCGCTGACATGGTGGCTGGTCTCCACATCGTCCGCAAGCTGCGCAAGGGCAGGCCGGCGATATTCTATGTATATGCATGGCGGGGCGGGCCGCTGATCCACCGCGCCGAGGGCGTGCGACCGAAGATCACGGCGGAGTTGAGCGACAGGGCGGCGGAGGAACGCAAGCAGCGCCGGGCAGCGCCGGCCATGATGTTTGCCCGGATCATTGAGGATTACCGAGCCAGTCCCGATTTTACCGGTCTCGCCGCCAGCACGAAAAAGGACGTGCGGCAGTGGATGGACCGTATCATGGCTGAATTTGGCGATGCGCCGATCGCCGTGTTCGAGGACCGCAAGATGCGCGGCGCGATCATCGACTGGTCCGATCAATGGGCGCACCAGCCGCGCACGGCCGACAAGGCAACCGGATTTATGGCGCAACTGCTGAACTGGGCGGTGGAACGCGGACGACTGTCGATCAATGTCGCCGCCGGTATCAGGCGCCGCTATCAATCCGACCGTGCCGAAATCGTCTGGACCGAATCGGACATTGCGCTGATCCGCCAGCATGCCAGCGCCGAGGTTATGGCCGCGATAGAACTAGCATCGCTCACCGGCCTGCGCCGCTCCGATCTGATTGCCGTGCCGTGGGAGGCTGTCGGCGACACCGCCATCGTCTGGCTGACCAGCAAGAGTCGCCGCCGGGTGCGCGCGACCATCCCACTGCTGCCCGAATCCCGCGCGCTGCTCGACCGCCTGCGCCCGACCGATCCGCAAGGCCCGATCCTGCGGAACAGTCGCGGCCAGCCATGGACCGCGGACGGGCTATCGACCAGCTTTGGCAAGGCAGCTAGGGCAGCGGGCATCGATAAGCGCCTGCACGACCTGCGCGGCACATTTGCGACTCGGCTGATTTTGGCCGGCGCCACCGATGACGAGGCCGCCCGCGTCATGGGCTGGCAAAGCAAAGACATCTCCCAAATCCGGGCTAGATATGTCGATGAAATGCGGGTAGTTACCAGCATCGCCGCAAGGCTGACTGTAAACCGTGTGTAAACCGGTCGGCCAGCCGTTTTGCAAGTGGTTGAAAACACGACCGGTCCCGTAGCTCAGCCGGATAGAGCAGCGGTTTCCTAAACCGCTGATAATGCCGTGCAATCAAAATGCTGGCTGTAAAAACCTGGACAGAGCGGCGTTTATGAATCAAATGGTTACGGTTGGCGTGTAAACGAAAACCGCTCCATACGTTCCCCGCCTGTTCCGCCGACTCATCCACCTCTGCTATCCACCGCCGATGGCCGATTACAGCAGCCCCAGAGATGCCGACCCGATCTGGTATCGCGCCGATTTGCCGTGCCGGGTCACATGCAACTGCGGGCGATCGATCGAAACCAGCCTAGAGGAATTCGCCGCCGCGCGTGGCCTGCGCTCCGACATGCGGCTGGGAGAGCTGATGGCGCGGCTCAAATGCACTCGGTGCGGCGCGAGGCCAGAGCTGTTTCTACACTGGCGAGGGCGGTGGATTTAGGGGCGGAAATTTTTGCCTCACCCGCATTTTCCACTTGCAATCCTGTATCCTTTGGGATACAAATAATCATCAACAGCGGATGGATGGCCAGCCGCGATAGGTAGGAGACCTGATATGACCCGCACCGAAAAAGTGATTGCGAACGCCGAAGCCAAAGGCTGCATGGATCGCAAGGTCCACGAGGCACAAATTGCCTGCAACGGCGTGCCATATCGCCTGTTCAATCCATATGTGAAGAAACATTTGCGAGCCGCTTGGGAGCGCGGCGCCGCCAAGGCATCACAATGAAAACCCTCTACTCCGCCTGTCTCTCCCGCCTCGGCCTATCCCAGGTCGAGGCGGCGGCCTTGCACGATGTTGGCCTGCCCACGGTCAAACACTGGGCCGCCGGCCGCCGACCGGTGCCAGACGGTATCTGGGACGATCTGCGCGGCTATGAGGCCCGGATCATCGACGCCAGCGAGGCCGCCCGCGAAGCTTGGGAGGATGGCGGTGAAACACGGCGGATCGACGCCACTGTTGCCGATGATCTCGGCCTGATGGCGCTGGCGGATTTCCTGCTCGGCAGCGACGAGGAGCCGCCGATCTACGCGAACAATGCGCGGCTGGCGGACTAGCGCGGCCACCCCGCCACCAGCGCCCGCCGCTTCGCCTCGCATTCGGCATCCGCGCGGGCATCCGCCAACAGCCACAGTTCCAGCGCCTCGGCCGTCAATGGTTCCGGCAGCCCCGGCCATGTGCAGGCGTGCACGCTCTCAGCCGGTGGCGGCGGAATGGATGGCATCACGGCCATGGTTCGCGGCGCGCACGCGCTCATCAGGCAGGCAGCCGACAACAGCATCAGCCGGCCGATCCTTGTAATAGGTCCGCACTTCATGGGTATGTGTCTCCGTGATCTGTCCGGCCTGCGCGCGTGCTGCGGCCAATGCGGCGGCGGTATCCTCCATGCGCGCACGCCAATGCGATTCGCGCGCCGCCAGATCCGCGCGGGCCTGCTGCTCCCGCTTCTCCCACCGCGCCTCCGTCATAGCATGCGCCGCCCGTTCGTGGTCGAGCCGCATGGACTGCACCGATAGCAGCAGCATCAGCGCGGCGATGGCGGCGAAATGCCAGTGGCGGGCGAACAGGGCGATCACTTCAGCCCCGTCATGCAAACCGCGTACTCAGGGATCATCGCCGGATCTCTGCTGGCATGGCGCCGATTCGCCAGCCCCTGCACATATCTGCCGCCCACCTTCACCCACATTTTGAACGCCTCGCAGCCGCCGGCCCAGTCGCCGGCATTGAAACGCCGCGCGGCCGTCGATCCGCAAAAGCCGGCCGAGCCGATGTTATAGGAAAGGCTGGTCGCCGCCGCCCATTGCATCGGCCGTTCGCGCAATGCCGGCACGCACGCCGCCGCGCGCTCGCCAAATCCGCCCAGCGCCTTTTCCAGCATGCCCAGGCATTCGGCGTCGCTATAGCGCCGCATGGGCACGCGCGTCTCGCCATAGCAAACCGTCATCACCCCGCCGACATCGGGATAGGGATCGTTCCGTTCCCCCTCCCACGATGCGACGATCGGCGTGGCGATCGCCAGCATTGCACCGGCCGCCAATGTCGCAATCCGCGCCTTGTGCATCACGCGCCTCCCTTCGGCCCATGGCGCACGCGATCCAGCATGCGCCACAGCATCCAGATGATCGACAGCAGCACCATGATGGCCGTCAAAATCGGGGTGAACACATCGGCGTAATAGGCCGCTGTGCCCAAATAGCCCGCGCCGATCAGGGCAGCGTCACCAGTGTTTCGCATATTCATCATGCACCCCGCCCGATCACTTCCAGCGCCCGCGTGCATACAGGCTGATGCTATAGGTCTGCGCCACCGACGCATTGAACGAGACATTGATCTGCCCCGCCGCCGCTTCCGCTTGCAGCCTGGTCAGGTCATAGGCTCCGGTCGAACTGACCGCGCTAACCGACGCCAGCACCTGCGGCAGCGCGCCATCCCATGTCATCCCTGCCAGAAACGTCAGCGATCCGTTTACGGCGGTATTCGGCGCGGCGATCGTCAGCGCCAGCACGCCCCAGAATTCCGCCGTGCCGTCCGCGTGGCGCTTGTAGTTCCGCTGCACACCGGTGATGACATAGCTGTCATCGATCACCCGCACGCCATCCTGCTCCAGCCGCTGCACCGGGGCGGCGGCAATGCTGGCGGTGCCACTTGCGCCGCTGGTGCCGCCGGTAATGGTGTCGGTGGGGGCAAAGGTGCCGGTCACGTCGCGCAAAAACAGCTTCTGGCGCACACCCGTCAAATTGCGCAGGGCGCGCCGCACCGTACCCGATCCATTCGGCCCGGTCACCGTCTCGCCCTCCTCGAAGATGCCCGTCACGCCGTCCAGATGCAGCACCATCGGGTCCAGCTCGTCGGAATCCACAGCCGTCATCCGCAGTTCCCCGTTCGACACGCTCGCGCCGCCGGCCACGATATTCCAGCGCCCCGAATTGCGAATGATGCCATTCGATGCGCGCAGCCCGTTCGATCCGTCCGACTGTTGCAACCCGCGCTCGCCAGCGTTCGACACGAAAAAATTGTTCAGGATCAGGTCCTGCGTGCCGGCGGCAATGGCAATGCCGGAAATCCAGCTTCCATCCACCACGATATTCGATGCGACAGAGCGCGAGGCCGGGCGACCGGGATGGCCAAAGTTCACGCCATGATTCTCGCGGGTATTGGTGGTGATGATGTTGCTGATTTCGCCGTCGACCGTATCGAAACCCACGGCCGATGCGCCGGCATTGTCCACCGACGCGCGCAGGATTCTGTTGCGCTGCCCGCTCACCTGCACGCCGCTATATTCCGTCAGGCCAGTACCCTGCGCATGGCCGACCCATACGGTGCAATCCGCGCAGTCAACCAGATACACGGCTTCGCGGCCCCAGCCGCGTATCAGCTCCACCCTCACCTCGACGCGCCGCCCTTCGGGAATGAACAGCGGCCCCGACGATGTATTGCGCCAGCCATCGACCGACGGCATCGGCGCGCCCGAGGCCACATAATGATCGCGCATCATGCCGACGCGGATGCTGGAATCCACCAATTCCGGGAAATACAGCAAATGCGTGCCGATATTGCCCGACTGCCCCGCCGCATTGCCGTCGATTTCATGGATGCGGATATCCACCCCGCCCAATGCCTCGCCGTGCAGCAGCTGATCGAAATCGGCGCAGCCATCGGGCAGGCGCAAGGTGCCATCCACCTGCACTTTCGCACGATCGGCCAAGGCGATGTTTTTAGCCGTCAATACCCGACTCACCGGCACGCGCAGCACATTCAGCGCATCGAGCATCTTTTGGGCCACCGCGCTTTCGTCCACATTGCCATAGGCGGCGCCGAAGGCATCCACGGTGACGAAGCCATCGTCGATAACATACAACTGTACACCGCCTGCCGTCTCGACATGCGAATCCGGTGCAGCGGGCGGCGCGACCTGATAGCTAAATCCGCCGGCCTGCACCCGGGCGCCAATATTCACCTTGGCATAGGAAAGCCCGGTATCGGCCAGCAGTGCGGCAACGGTCAGATATGCCGGCCCCAAACTTGTGGTCGTCGCCCCGATCGCCGGCAGTGCCACCAGAGCGCCCATCGCATCGAATGCCAGAAACAGGCCTGCGCGGCGGCTGACCGACGGCAGCATCATCTTGCCGCGCTGCGGATCCGTATCCGGCACAAGAAGGGCGCGGCCGAGATCGTCGGCGTCCTCCTGCGCGATCATCGTCAGCTTGTCGAGCGCCGCTTCATGCGATTCCGCCGGGAACGGGTCGTTCGGCACATAGTCGGTTTCCTGTGTACGGGCGACGACGCGCCTGATCGCCAGCCGCAAGCCCGCCGGCGGCGGCGCCATCATCGTCACCGTTCCGCCGGCGGCCGGGCCGCCACCGCTCACGGTAAAGTGCACGTTCAGCGTTTGCACCATTTCCACACCGGCGGAATCCGTCAGCGTCACCACCAGATCGCTCGCCGCCGGAAATCGGAATGGCACGGGAAATGCTTGTGTTACGCCGTCACCTGCATAGGCAATGCGCCGCAGCGCCGTCGAAACCGTCATTGTCCGTCTCCGAATGCATTGGAAAGGTCTGGCGCGCGCTCCGGCGCGCTCTCTCCGGGCGCCCACCAGAAGCCCTGCCCGAATTCATTTTCAGCCCGGCGCTGCATGCGGCGGAAATAGCCGGCGGCGTCGGGGTCGATCATCTCCTGCATCTGCTCCCAGATCAGGCGATCGGCGGCCAGCCGCGTGTACCACAGCGACGATCCCGGCGTGTTGCCGCGGGCAAAGCGCGTCAGCTCACGGCCGATGTTGGTGTCTTCGCCGCTGGCCGCCTGCTGGATATTGCCCAGTGTCAGCCGGCCAAACCCTTCCACACTGCCGGCCAAAGGCCCTGCCAGCGTCGCCGTCAGGCCGCCGCCATAGCGGTTCTGATCGGCAAACAGAAAATCTCCCAATATGCCCAGCCCGCCGCCCTGTGCGGCCGCCGCCGCCCAGAAACGGCCATCGTCCATCGGCTGCGGGTCTTTTCCGGCCAGCACATTCTTGATCTGCGCCGTCAACGCGCCCAACGCCGTGGTGCCAATCACCAGATGCGCCATATATGCCGCGCGCGACATGCCGCCCTGTCCATGCACGGCGCGCAGCAAATGGGTGAAGATGATCGAAACCGGAAACGCCATGAACTGCATGGCGCTGCGGATGCCTTCGCCCACGATCGTCCCCGGCCGCACGCCGCCGGTAGTCACGGCGCGGGCGCGCAGGCCGGCTTCCGGCACGGCATAGCGGGTTTCATTCTGGATCATTTCCAGCAACAGATCCGAAAGCCGTTCGCCTTCGCCGGGTGGCAGGTCCGTCCGGCCGGCCAGCTCATCCGGCCGCAACAGCGTCGTGCCATTCTGTTCGAACAAGGGCGTCGATCGAATGGCCTCCCAGCCATCGGCGTCGATGCCGTAAAATTCCAGCCGCTGGCGCAACACAGGGTCCATGTCGGCAAAGGCGCGCCCGGCATTATCGGCCAGCGCACCCATATATTCCATGCCGAACACCCAGCGGCCCACCTGCGTCCAGCGCGAAAGGCCCGATACGCGCAGCACGCCGCTGGCGATCCGTTGCGTCAGCGCCGGGGTGTTGAATTCCTCATGATAGCGCCACAACGCGCCCATGCGCCCGGCGGCTTCCTCCGCCAGCAGGCCGGCGCGCACCGCTACCGCCTTGTCGCCGGTGCGCACGGAGGGCAGCATATAGCTGATGTAATCGCCCACGGCTTTCGCCACGGGCAGGCCGTTGAATTTCCGGGTGGTAAACTGGAATCCCAGATCGGTGATGGCGGTAATCGCCGCACCCCCAAGCTTCGCCGCCGTCTGGATCGAGCGCAGCGCCGAAAAACTGCGAGCCAGCTGCGCATTCACCGGCCGGTTCAGTTCGCCGGTAAACAGCCCCCACATGGTCTCCATCTGGTTTTTGGCCACCGCCACCCGGCTTTCCTTCGTCAGGATGCGGCCTTCGCCGATCGCGTCGGTGGCGGCGGCCTTGTCCAGCATGTCGGAAAGCCAACGCACCGTATCCGTCGGGCTTGGCCCCAATATTTCCATGGCGCCGATGTCGCGGCTCATGCCGTCCAGATGGCCCATCATGCTGTCGAAAATGGCGTCGGGCGCGCCGCGCGTATCGGCAATGCCAAAGCGCGCCTGATAATCCAGCCAGCCATCGCCATCGCGAAAAATCAGGAAGCGATGCTCGGCCCGTCGGTTCGCCAGCGCCGCCACCCCGCGCGCGCCCAGCGCACGCGCATCCCAGCCATCGGTGATGATGCCGTTATACGTATCTTCCAGCATCGCCAGCAATTGCCGGCGGGTGAAAGGCTGGCCGGTATCATGGTCCACCATGCGATCCAGATCGAGCCGGGGCAGGATATAATCCCGCCACGCCTCGAATCCCGCCGTCTTCACCTTCACGCCATCATGCGTCTGCGGCAGGCCCCAGCCTTCCAGCCGGCCGATATGCCCGCCGGCCATGTTGAACCGCTGGCGGGCATATTCCGATGCTCGGCTCCACGCATCCGCCAGCTGGCGCGCGGCGGCGTCACCAGTTTCCTGCCCGAACAGTTCGCGCACCATGTTGGAAAGCCGCGCCGGATTGCGCACCCGGCCCAGCAAATCGCGGTCGAACGTCTCCAGCGCGTCCGTCATCATGCCATGCAGCTTGCCCAATATGGCGCGATGGCGGCGGTTAACATCGGACACGCCGGGCATGCGTTCGTCAAAATCGAACAGTGCGGGAATCGCCACGTCCAGCGGCTGGTTCGACGCCGCCAGATCATCCACGATCTTCTGCCGGGAAGAAAGGCGCAAGGCCGCCTGCCGGCGCTTGCGCGCCAGCGCCGTCTGCACCGCCTCCATCGTCTTTTCGGTCGCGGCGGCGGCAGCAGCGGCCGATGACATGCTGTTGCGATAGGTGCGTTCCAGCTCGTCATAGGTGTCGAGAAACAGTTGCGCCCGACCATCGTCGATCGATCCTTGCTGGCGCAGGTTCAAAATGCAGGTTCGTATCACAGGCAAGCCCTCACGGCCGCAAGGGCGGCTTCATCGCCGTCCAGTTCGTCCAGCATCTGGCGCAGGCCGGTTTCATCGGCGGCCGTCAGCGCCGCGCCGCCATCTTCATCTTCCAGCGCACGGCGCAAATCGTGCAGCAAATGCTCCGTCTGGGCGGCAGCGCCCGCGCCGTCGGGGTCATCGAATTCCGCAATCGCCCGGCCGCTGGCGGCGTCGGCCGTCAGCGCATCGGCGCTATCGGAAAACAGCTCCGGCGAACGTTCGGCATCAAACATCGGCAGGCCATCCACATCGGCCTGCTCGGCGCGATCGCCGGCGCGCAGGGGTGAATCCGCGCGCATGCGCAGCTCCTGCTGTGCCCGCGCCGCCGCCTGCGGATCAACCTGTTCGCCCAGATCGAGCGGGCTGGTCAGTCCTTCGGTGGTGTCCGCCGCGCCGCCAATATCTTCAGCCGCTTCACGGAAAGTTCCAGCTTCTCCCGCGCTTCGCCCGTCACCTTCGGGTTCGCCAACAGCCGTTCCCCGTCCGCGATCATCGCCTGAAATCTGTCGGCCGCCATCGCCTGTCTCCACTTCGTCGAAAAACGGCGGCGGCGTATCATCGCCGGCCTGCCGCGCCGCCACCAGCCGCGCTTCCCAATATCCATCTTCCATGAACGCTTCCAGCGCATCCAGCGGATCATCGCTGTCGGGCCAGTATCGCCGCCAATACTGATATGCGGCGTCCGCCTCATCGTCCGACAGCTCGATCGATTCCCGCGCGAAGGCGGCCTGCATGGTGTCCAGCGCATCGCGCCGCGCGGCGGCATCAGCTTCGCGCAAGGCAGCTTCCGCCCGCCCGGCCTGTGCCTCCGCCTGTATTTCGTCCGGGAAAATCCGCCGCCCCTCGCGGCGCTGCCGCGATGCCCGATCCAAAAGGGCCACCACATCGGCTTCACTCACCCGCCCGGCAAAATCCGCGCGCACCCCGCCGAAATAGCCCGCTTCGGCCAGCAGCTCGCCGGCTTCATCCAGCTGCATGCCACCGCGCCGGCGCAGGATCGGCCCGGCGCGCGGCACGAACATGCCGGCAAGGTCGCCCACATTGGCCAGATCATGGGCGTTGTCCTGCGAAAGCCCGCCGCGCCGCGCCAGAAAATCAATCACATCTTCCGGCCCGCTCATGCGGGGAATGCGGCGCAATTCGCCGGCCCGGCTCATGAACAGGCCGCTGTCCGGCATGGAAGCCAGCCGCTCCAGCACGCGCCGCGCATCGGCAGCCGGCAGGCCCAGTCCCTCGCCCATGCGATCGGGCCGGATGGATTCCCCGGCATCCACCCAGGCACGCGCGGCGGGAACGAACGGCAGCGGATCGAATCCTTCGGTCGCCTTGCCCCAGATGTCGCCGGGGTCGAAGGCAAAGGCTTCGTCATTTTCCAGCGCATGACGGGCTTCATCCAGCCGCGCCATATGCATGCCATCGGCCACCGAGTCGGGCGCATAGGGCGAAGCGTCCAGATCATCGGCTTCGCGCTCCAGCATGCGCACGGCATCCATCTGCGATTGTGTCAGCGGCTGGCCCGTCTTTTCGGGCAATTTGCGCAGTTCGGCGGCGATGCGCCGGCTGGAAAGGCGCGCAAGGCCGCGATCGATGCCGGCGCCCGCCGCTTCGAACCCACCGCCGAAAACGCCGCCCACCGCCGCCGCCATGCCCAGATCGGCGGCAATCTCGCCCGCGCCATAATCTATGCCGATCTCGGCGGCATTGCGCGCCGTCAACACCAGCGCCGGCGCTGTGGCCGCCGTATTCAGCGCCGCTTCGCGCAGCGCCGACAGGCCGATGCGCCGGGCAATGCCGCCAGCTATCGGCCCGCCGATCGGCAGGGTAAGCGCCGTGGTAATCTGCGTTACCGGATCGGCCAGCGTCGATTGAAAGCCGCCGCCAAATTGCGCCAGCAGGCCGCCCACGCCGGATGCATCGGCCAGCACGCCTTCGGCTTCTTCATAGTCGCCGCGCCGCGCCGCGATGATCGCTGCCTCAAACGCATCGGCGTCGGCCAGGTCTTTCAGAAATTCCGGGTCGCGCGCGCGCTCGGCCGCCACTTCCTGCCAGATGCGTTCGGCCACAATGGCGCGATCGCGCGTCAGGTTGCGCGGGGTAATGGCAATGCGGCGGCCATAGCCGGTGTCGATCGTGGTGCGCCCGCGTTCGGCCAGCGCATCCACCACGGTCCTGCCCAGCCGTTTGGCATACAGGTCGCGGGTGTCACTCCGCCGCCAGGCGTCATCGCCCTGCCGCGCTGCGTCCCACACATCGCCAAAGGTCGGCGGCGCGGTATTTTCCGAAGGCAACAGGCGGTCAAGATCGCCATCCCGATAGGCATTCAGCAACCCGCCCATTATGGCGCGCTCCGGCTGCGCATATACAGGCGGAAAAGATCACCATTGGCCGCACGCAACGGCGCGGAAGCGCCACGCAGCTGCACCAGATAGATACCATCGCCTTCCGAAAACAGTTGTGCGCTTCTGATGCGGCTGGCGGGCACGTCATTGCCCCGGTCATCCACCGGCCGCGCTTCCGGCGCGCTCCGCAAGCCCTCATCCGTCAGCCCGGCGATCTGCTGTTCGAATTCATCCTGGCTAACCCCGCGTGGCAACACCACGGGTTCGCCGCGCCAGTTGCCCAGCCCGCCGCGCTCGATGCCATCGGCTCCGGTAATCGCCCCCAGCGCCATGCGCACGCCGGCGTCGAATGCCGGGGCGCGCCATTCCGTGCCGCCGCTCTTGCCCCAGCGGGCGGCATAAATATTGGTGGCCGCCTCCTTGATGGTCTCACGGCCCTTGGGCATGAAGCGCAGCGCGCCGCCGATCAGCTGTTCGAACCGCTCATCCACTCCCATTTTCGGCGCAATCTTCGGCGTTCCCCGCAGAAACTCCGCACCGGCAAACAATTCGGTCGCCGTGCCGATCCGCCCCATGGCCGCCAGCCCCACGGCATGGCCCGCCAAAGGATCGCGCTCGGCAATCTGGCTCGCCGCCGCCCGTGCATCCCGGCCAAATGCCGCCAGTTCGCGCGCCACCGCCGCCTTTTGCGCCGGCGTCCCGCTCGAAAGCCGTTCCGCATAGGCATCGGCTTCGGTCGATGTCAGCGGCTGCACGGGCACATTATATTTGCGCGCGGCCGATCGTGCGATTTCCCCGCGCTGCTGGAATGTCGCCGGGTCCGCCGGATCCAGCGCCGGGATCTCCGCGCCATAGCGCGCTTCCCAGCCCAGCAGATCGCCCGACGCACCTTTCTTCTGTTCGGCGCGCAAGGTGCGCAACTGGTCGCGCGCGGCAATATCGGTCGGGCTGGCATTGGCCCCGGCCTTGGCAATACGCGCAGAAAGCGCCTGCTCTTCCCGCTGCAACTCTATCGGACTCATCTGCCCGAATGATCGATTCACGGCGGCCTTCGTACCCAGCGTCGCAATGGTAACGGCTTGTCCCTGATTGCCCAGTTGCGCCGCCATGCTTGCCGCTGCCGTCACCGTCTCCATCGGCACCGGAACGCCCGCCTGCAAGGCCGCCATTATGCCGCCAAGGTTCTCGCGCATCGTGGCGCGGACCTCGCGCTCCGCTTCGCGGCGGGCCGATTCCGCCGCCCGCGCTTCCACCCGCCGCGCTGTCTCGATCGAGCGAATTTCCGTATCCGCCCGGTTGCGTAATGTAGCGATCGCATCCGGCGCCAAAACGTCGTTCAGCGCGCCGCTATCGATTTCCGCGCGCAGAGCGTGGGGGTCGCGTTCGGCAAGTCCCCGCGCATAGCTTGCGCCGAAAATCTGGCGCGTTTCCGTCTTCAACTTCGCCTTCGCGTCCGCCGGAATGCGCAAACCATCGATCAGTTCGCCATGCGCTTCCATGGCGCTGTCCAGCGATCGCCGGTCCGGCGCGGTAAACAGGCCGTTGGCCGCTATGTCGCGCGATTGCGCATAATCGCCCACCACGGCCGTTGCGCGCAGTCCGGTAGCCCAGGCCGATTCCTGCACGTCCAGATCACCCCGGCGGCGAATAAATTGCCGTTCGGCCCAGTTGCGCGCCTTTTCGTTGGTGATGCCGGCCAGCACCGCATTCTGCCGCTGGTCGAAATCCTCCAGCACGGCTTCGGCATGGCCCGCGCCATCGGCCGCCGCATTGGCCCGCGCCTCCGCTCGCGCCTTGTCGCTCGCGGCGTTCACTTCCTCCACCGATCGCGCGGCGGCGGTCAGCGCGGCATTTTCCTGCGCTTCCTCATCCGCCCGCCGCCGCCGTTCATCCCGCGCCGTCATGCCAGCGCCCAGCCGTTCAAGGCTCTGGCCGAATCCGCCGCCAAAGCTTTCCGCCCCGGCGCGCGGCAGATCCAGCGACGTGCCCACGCGCGGATCGATCCGGCTCTGATAAATCGGAATCCGTGCCATCAGCTTCCTCCACCGGCGAACGAAGACGCACTGTCGACCACGCTGCCCAAAAGGTTCCACGCCCCCTGCCGGCGATACAGCCGCGCCTGTGCGTTCAGCGATTCCGACCGGTTGCGCGCATCGGTCTGCACGCGCAGCCGGTCCAGCCCGCTTTCCACCTCGATGTCGCGCAACACATCCAGCGCCGATCCACTGCCCAGCCCGCCGCCGCTGGCTCCCATGGCGGCAACGGCCTCGCCCGCCACGCGCCTGGCCTCGCGGCGGATATCGTCCGATTGCGCCACACCGCCGCGCAAGGCCGCGTTGGCTTCGGCCCGCGCCATGCGCGCATTGGCCTTGCCGGCCTGAAATCCGCCAATGCCGCGCACCAGATTGCCGCCGGCCTGAATGAATTGCCCGGTCGAAGGCCCGCTGCGGCTGCTCTCTGGCGGCGCACTAGCCATGCTGATTTACCCGCTCATACAAATGATAATCTTCCAGCGCCGGCCCGGCGGCGCGAATGGTGGCGCAAAATTGCAGGCCCACCAGCGCCGCCCATTTCGCCGCCGGCGGAAAATCGGCGCGGATCAGCGCTTCGATGCGCGGATAGGCGGCTTCCCGCATCCGCGCCTTCACCAGCCGCGTCAGCGCCAGATGCCGGTGGCCGATTCCCTCCGCCAGCAATGCCCACGCTACGGCATAGGTCGGGAATATTTCGTGGAAGCCACACGCCGCCACGATCCAGCCGCTCTTGTCCGTCACCGTCCATGCCGGCCCGCCGGCCCACAGATGCGCGCCATAGTCCACGTCCAGCGATGGCGTATGCAGCCCCAGCCACATTTGCTGCGCCCGCTGCAATTGCAGCCAGGGCATATCTTCCGGCACAAAATCCCGCACCGTCAGCATGGATGGCCGGCCGCAAATTCCGGGTGCGTCCATCATTCCCCCTCCGTCACATCAAGGCGCGGGCCGATGCTGTTCAGGGTGAAGGGCAGGGCCTGAAAGCTTTCCACCACTACGCGCGCCTCGCGATCCCATGTGCCGGGGAATCCCACCAGCTTCTCGCCGGTGAACAGTTCGGGCGGCGCGTCCATCGCCATGCCCGATTTGCGAAAGGGAATTTCCTCGTTGCGCCCGCCCGGCCGTCGCACGCGAATGCCCAGCGTTTCCTGCAAGCCAAGCCCCAGCTTCACCACACGCTTCAGCTTCGAAAGGCTCGATCCCGATCGGATGTCGGCCACCAGCCGCATCGTCTTCACGCGCGCCAGATACAGATAGCCCACATGCACGCGCGCTGCCGGGCGATCGAGCACAATGCTGCCGTCCGCCGCCACCACGCGGTCGGGGTGGGTCGCGCCATCGGCGATCACGGTCACGGTTTCGCCGATCAAATGATCCAGCCCGGAAATGCTGGTCGCCGGCTGGCCGGCATAGCTTAATCCGCAATCGACGAAATAGCCGTCGTCCGGGTCTTGTCCCTCCGTCCACAGCGTCTCCATCCGCTCGATCGTCCGGCGCGTCATGCCGCCGATCGTGCGGCGCACCGTCATCCACAGCTGGTCATGCGTGCCATCGGGCGCAGGAATAACGGCGATGCTTTCCACCGCAGCGCCCGGCCCGCCCAGCGCAATGCGCGAAAATCCGCGTACCGATTCCGCATCGTTCCACGTCAGGTCCACCAGCACGCCATCGCGGCGGAGCGCCCAGATCGAACCTTCCGGCTCCACTTGCGCCGCCAGCCGGCGAATGCCGCTCATGGTGATATGCTCGGCCCGCACCGTCACATCGGGGGCCAGATATTTGTTGCGGTCATAGGTATAATCGGCGGCGCGCAATTTCCGTTCGCCGCGCTGCACGAATATGGTCGATGACCCTGCCACCACCGGCTTCACCGGCGCCGATCCATGGCCGCTCTGCTTCGGCGTCGCCAGATTGTTATAGGCGATGGCCTGTGCCGGGTTCACCGGCGTCGCCGCATATTCGCGGCGCGCCGTGCCGATCAGCAATTGCAGATCGTCCACCATCCAGCGCACCGGCTCGGGCGCGGAAAGGCGGCGGCGAATGGCAAGGTCGGGCTGCGGCAGGCCGCTGTCATCGCGGCTGCTGAAATTTTCCAGATCGCCGGCAACGCTGGCGAACAGCTCATTGCCCTTGGCCAGCCACATGCGCTCATCGCGCAACACAATGGCCTGCGGCCAGCCGGCGGCCGTGCTGAATGCGCCCATCGCCCACAGATGCGTGGGCGTGTTCACCACTTCATCGGGCAGGCGCTGCACGATTTCGGCCGTCGCCGTCATGCTGTCCGTCACGCCGGTAATGCGGGCGATGCCGGCGATGGAATATTCATATTCCCACAGCACGCCGCCGACATCCTCGTCGTTATAATCCTTGCCGGCGCTGGTGCCGTCGCGGGCCTGCCCTTCGGTATGGATCGGCCTGTCGCTGCCCGTCCGGCCCGATCCGCTGGCCGGCATACCCACGGCGCGATACACCTTGCCCTCGCTGCGGCGCTTGTCGGTTATCGTCACGCCGACATTCGGCTCCCACGCCGGAATGCTGCGGAAATCCACCGCTTCCAGCTCGATCAGGCTGCCGACATGCCCGGCCTCAAACAGCGCCTTGTTCGCCGTCAGCGTCACCGTGCCGGTGCCGGCACTGGCCCGCACCGTATGGCCTTCGTCCAGATTCTGGTCGGCGAACGGCCCGTTCGACAGTTCCAGCGGCGCGATGGCAAAACTTGTGGCGCTGGTGCGGCGCAGCTTCTGTGGCGGGTGCCGTCCGTCCACCAGATACAAAACATCCAGCGATTGCGCCCAGTCGATCGCCGCCAGATCGGCCGCGCCATAGGGTGTGGAAATCTCATAGGGCACGCCGGGCGAGGTCTCGATGCGCACGTCATTGGTGTAAAAACGAAACGCGCCGTCCAGCGCTTCGATCACATAGCCTTGCGTCACATTATATTCGAACGGGATCAGTTCGGCCGCGCCGCCGCCCATGGCGACAAAGCGCGTACCCGAACGCTTCACCGCCGGCCCCTGCACCGTCACAATCATGTTCAATATTTCGCGCGCGGCGATGCCATAGGCGGCCAGATCGGGGCGTCCTTCCAGCCGCGCCGAAAGTTCCCCGCCGTTAAAACTCGTCTGCAACAGCGAATAGACCATCATCCACGCTCCCGCGCGAGAATCCAGTCGTCTTCCGCCAGCAGCTCGGGCGCATCCTCCTGCCCGTTCACCCGCTTGGCAGCCGCCAAAGACAGGCGATATTCGCCCTCCATCGCCTGTTTCATGTCGAGGCTGCCGGTAATCTTCATCGCCACCTGAAGCGCGATGCGGCAGGCCAGCGCGTCGACAAACAGCGGGTCGAACAGCCCGGCATCCTCAATGCGGCGGATGTACAACAGGTTCAGCGGCCCGGCATGGCGCGCCATTATGGCCTGCCCTTCCAGCAGGTAATGCCGGTGCCATTCCACTTCCACGAACCGGATAAAATCCGCCGGCTTCTGAAAGGCCGTCCACCCGCCCCAGGCGGGCGCATCCACCAGCGCCGGCAATTGCACGCGATGGCGGGCAAAATCCCATGGATGATCGCGCAGCACAGCATCGCGCATATCGGCAAAACAGGCGTTAACCGCGCGCGCGGCGCGGCTGTCTTCTTCCAGCGAGTTTATCTCACCTTCGTCGCCCAGCTTTTCCAGCGCCAGATTGGCAATGCCGATGATCGAGGCCATGGCCGCGCCTTCAGGCCGGCGGCCAGGCGCCGCTGATCAGGCGCTTCTCGATTTCCGCCAGCATGCGCAGCGCATCGCCCCGGTCCATGCGGTCGGAAAAATCGAAGTTCACTTCCACGGCGTTGCCGCCGGAAATCGGCGTACCGGCCGATTCCACAATGTCGCGGGCCTTGCCGCCCATGGAAAGCGTGAATTTATGCTGCGGCATGCGTCATCCTCCCCAAAGGGAATGCCGCCGGATCACTCCGGCGGCACCCGTTCACCGCGCCGAAGAGGCGTAGATGTCGATCACGACCGTGCCCGCAGTGGGCAGGGTCGCGCTGGTAGTCAGATATACGCGGGTGGCCGCCTTCGACGGCTCCGCCTTCTGCGCCGCCGTCCGGCCGAACAGCGCCGGCTCTTCCACCGCCGTTGCCGTCGCCGCCGCCCGATATTGCCCGTTCTGGGCGTGGGCGGCGTCGGTGCCGATGGCGACTTGCGCCGCCGCCAGCGATACGGTGGACGTCAGCACGCCATAGGCAAAGACGTAGCCGGCGGGGATCTGGGCCAGCAGCACGGCGTCGGCGTCGGTAATATTGCCATTGCCGGTCGCCGCCAGTTCGATCGTGGCGCGGAAGCGCTGCACAGCGCCACCCACCACAATGCCATCCGAACGCAGGCGGGGCGCGGTTCCGTCCGCCACCCCCACCAGCTCCAAAGGGTATTTCGTCGCCATATCAATACTTCCTTATGATCAGGGGTTTCAGGCGGGTTCGACGCACAGCACCTGTCCGCACTTGCCTTCCTGCGTGCGGGTGCCGGTCTGGCAGTTGCGGGCATATACCTGAATGGCATAGTGCAGGTCGGCACGCTCGCTGATGCGGGCGAAATATTCCTCCCATGTCACCATCGCCATGCCGGTCCGCACCCAGAAGGGCACGCGCCGATAGCCATTGCCATCCAGCGTCATGGCGGCGATTTCCGGCCCGACGGTCGATTCATCGCCGAATTCCATCTCGATGAAATTGAAGCCCAGCAAGCGGGTCAGCTTGCCGTCGCGCAAAACCGGCGCATCGGTGCGGTTGAAATCGGCCGATGTCATTTCGATTTCGGCCTGCAGGTCGGCGATCTGCTCGGCGTTCAGCGCCATATAGGCTTCTTCGAACGACAGATCGACATGGTTCTGCCGCAGGATTTTTTGTGCCGCCCGCAGCTTGTCGACATTCATGCCGGTGGCTTGCGCCGCGCCGACATTCGCCGCCACGATGTTGTTGGCGTCGAAGTTCACCAGCGTGGTGCCGGTCTTGCCCGTATGGTTGGCGCCATAAAAGCCTTCCAGAAAGGCGACATCCTTGGCGCGGGCCAGCGTCGCCGCCCCCGTCATGGTATAGCCGCCCTGCAGGTCGATCAGCGCTTCCAGCCGATCGGTGGAATCGACGCCGCGCTCAAAGGTATATTCCTCGGTGCGGGGCGCCCAGCGTCGTTCGAACTCCCCATTTTTCAGATTGGTGGGCTGGAAGCGCGTGGTCTTCCGCCCCGGCAAGGCCGAACCGACGATATTGGTCACTTCGGTCATTTCGCCGCTGCCGGATTGCTGCACGGCATAGGGGGCGAGCTTCGGCTGCGTCTGTTGCAGCGCCAGCTCAAGATTGTTCGTGAATTTTACGGTCGGAACCGTCAGGATCGACATATCAAGTCCTTTGCTCAAATCTTTCAAGCAGAGGGCTTGTCCGGTGCTCCGGGGCCTTCCTGTCGTTTTACGCCCGCATCGGCGGGCCGCATCCGCAGCCAGGGCCGGGGGAAGGGCCGCTGCCGCGCGCGAGGGTTGTGCGCGGCAGCGATAAACCAACCTTGTCCGGTCTTCTGGCTACGACACACACCACAAAAGGGGGGGCACAGCGCAACCCCCCTTCCTGAAATTATTTGCCGTATCGCCTTTCCAGCGCGGCTGCTTCCACTTCCATAATGGCTTCCCACTCCGCCTTCAGGCCGGGGTCGCCGGCGCGCAGCTTTTCCGAAAGCTCGCGCGAGGAAAGGATTTCGGCTTTCCGCGTCGCCAACTGCTCGGGCGTGCGCCCCGGCTGGCCGCCGCCATCGCCGGGCATGCCATTGTCTTCCGCCGTCGCGCGGCCGATCCTCGCCATCAACTGCATGGTTTTCGCCAGACCATAGCCCTGGCTCATGGCGTTCAGATCGTCGGGCGTCAGGCCGTGCATCTCCATGGCACGGCGGCTCAGTTCCATGTTCGCCTTATATTCGCCCTGCCACACGCCCTGCAGCTCTTTCGCCGCCGCTTCGGCATTGGCGTTGGCCTCGGCCGCCGTGGTGCCTTCGAACCATTCCACCAGCCCTTGCGCCGCATGCGGCGGCAGGCCCAGTGCATGCGCCTGCTCGCGAAACGCCTTAACGAATCCTTCGTCATAGCCAGCGGCCAGCTTCAGCTCATAGCCATCCGGCGTGTCGGGGCGGCCCAGCGCTTTCGCCAGCGTGTCCCAGCCTTCCTTGTCATCCGCGCCCTTGGGCAGCGGCACGCGGTCCGATCCCAGCTTGCTTTCCAGCGATCGCGCCGATTTGATCAGATCGCCAAAGCCGCCGAACTTCTTGTTCGCCAGCCACTCCGCATCCGAAATGCCATCGGCGGGCTTTTCGGCCGATACGCCAAAGCCCTCGCCTTCCCACCATGCGGGCGCACCCGCCGCATCTCCCGCCGGCGGCGTATCCGCCGGGCCGCCGCCGCCATCGCCCGCAAACAGCGCCGCCGCGCCTTCCGGGGCAGGGGCGGGCGCGCTGCCTTCACCTTCAGCCAAAGTCATCTTCAATATCCTCCTTGATGTCCGCTATCTGACTATCCGTCAGGTTGATGAATTGATGGATGCGCAGCCACACTTCGCGCCGGCCCTCGCGCAACGCATGCACGCGCGGGTCGGCGTCGAATGTCGGATATTCGGCGTGGCAAAAGCGTTTCAGATCGGCCAGCGCTGTGCGCTGCGCCGGCGTCATGTTGCCGCCCGTGCCGAACAATTCCCGATAGGCCGCGCGCCGCCGGCGCATCAGCCGCACGCGCACCGTTTGCAGCATCCGCCGAAAATCAGACACCGGCCGCCCCCGACATCTCCTGCAACTGGGCAAACTTCGCCGCCGCGTCGCCAGCGATCGAAGCGCCTTCCAGCATCTGCATCGCCTGCTGCTGTTCGGCCTGGGCGGCGCGTTCGGCTTCGCGCTGCGCCGGGTCTTTCATCCACAATTGCGGCACGCCGCTGTCTTCGGCCAGGCCGCGCACGGCCGCCGGCAGATCGAATTCATCCCACACTTCCGGCTTCGCCGCCGCGATCGGGGCCACAGCCTCCACCGTGCGCAGGAATCCGATGGACCGTTCCGACCGCGCCGCGCGCTGCAACGGGTTTTCATAGCCGATGCGATACTCGCCTTCGGCTTCCACCAGCTCGGGCGGCATCGGCGGCAAGCGTCCGGCGCGGGCCAGCAGGTCGATTTCGCGCTCGATCATCGGCCCCAGCGTTTCGCCCTCGATCATCCCCGCCGCCGGCGACAGCAACGCACCCTTTTCGCGGGCGCGTTCCAGAACTTCGGTCGCCGTCATGCGGTCGGGCGTATCGGTCAGGATGGAAAACAGCGGCACGAGGAATGCGCGCTCCACCACTTCGCGCGCCGCCTGCACCATCTCCATGCCGACATTGATCGAACCGCCGGTATGCAAGGGCTGCACCATCTGCCGCCCCTGATGATCCAGCCCGCCGATGTTGATGGCGTCCGGCTTCAGCGAAACCTTCGTCAACACGCCATCGTCATGCACCAGCAGCGGCGGCGAGGTGGCGCGATGCGCGGCGCGCAGCAATGTCTTCTGCATCTCGTTGGCCATCTTGATGTCGGGCAACACCTGCATGGCGGGCGACCGGCCATATTTGGCATTCGAAAGCGCGGTGAAGCGCGACACCAGCAACGGCATCGAATGGAATCCGCCGCGCCGCACAATCTCGCTGTCCGAAACCGATACGACGATGCTTTCATAGCGCATGCCGCGCGCATCCATGCGCGATGGATCGACATTGGCGCGCGGGCGAATGCAATGGATGAATTCGAATTCGCGATGGCTCTGATTGCTGGAAATCGCATCGCGCACCTGCCGGGGCAGGGCCGTCTTGCCCCAGCGCTCCCCCCACTTGCGGGCGGCCAGGCGCGCCCGGCGATAGACGGTATTCACCCGCCCATGCTCGTCTTCTTCTATGCAGATTTCCGAGACATGGACATTGCGATACACCAGCCCGCCGCCGACGATCTCATCCACCCACATCGCCGCCGGGCCAAACAGCCCCATGGAAAGCAGGCCGTTGTAAAACTGGTTGGCGAAGTTCGCGCGCGGCGAATAGCGATGATAGAACAGGATATCGCGCACCTGCTCGAAATACAGCTTCACGCGCGGGCTTTCGTCCAGCTCGGGAATCCCGCTGCGCAGATTGTGCCACTTCTTTTCGCGCGGGGTAATCATGTCCATGATCGCGGCGGCGAAACTGGTCGACGCCAGCGCCGCCGTCGAATCGAACTGCTTGTCCGTCCGCGCCGCCCCCGGCGTCAAAACCGTGTTGAACACCGCCAGATCGGGGCAGCAGCGCTCGGCAATCTGCTGCCACCGCGTATCATAATTCGCCCGCTCCGACGCCAGCCGCGACTGTTCGGCGATAATCTGTTTTGCCAGATCGGTCATGCCGCCAGCACCCCGATACCGAAGCTCTGCACATGGAAGCGCGTGCTGGCACTACCCCCGACGAGCCGCACCCCGCCCTTGCCGGGTGCGTACGGAGCGGTGAGGGTCGCACTGACGACTTCGACGCCATCCACCAGGCCGCGCATCGTCTGCCCTTCGGCAATCAACATGAGAACCTTGTACGTGCCGGACCGCCACGCCATGACGTGGGAGGCCAGAACCGTCGCGCTACCGCCGACGAACTCGTACAGGTAGAAACCGCCACCATCCGGCCCGTTGGCATTGTAGCCGAACTGGATGAAGTTCTGCGCCTCATCGTCCGAACGCAACACCAGATAACCGCCGCCGGAGATCGTCCGCCCGAACATATAGGCGTAGATCGCTATATCCTGTGGCAGATTCTCGTCGATCAGCGCCACGCTTGTTCCGCTCGAGTACAGCCGCTGGCTGGCGATCGTCATCTCGCCTACAGGCTCGATCCATGGCCCGCCGATATTCGGCGTGTGGTTCGCCAGCAGCGTGCCGTCCGTCTCGTCGAACGTGTCGTAGTCCGACATCACGGCGGGCGGATTGCGGACGTTCGGGAAAAACGCATAGTTCGCGGGGTCGGTGCCCATCGCGGTAAAGGCGTCGATGTCGAAATTCGTATAGCCGAGGTAGCGGCTGCCGAATGATTGCACCATCGCCGCGCCGGCCATACCGCGCACCGCGACCGGTCGCGCCAGCCGCAGGGTGCTATCGCCTAGTGCGGTTTTCACCCACGGCGTTGCCGCGTTCGGCCGGGTCCAGTGCGCCAGCGTATAGACCAAATCCTGCGCGTCGTAGGTAAGCCACAGCGTCGTGGCATCCGCGCCGCTGCCGACCAGCTCGCCACCGGCGAAATATGCACTCACATCATAGAATGCGCTGTTCGCGCTCACATCCAGCGCCTCATGCGTCCAGTCGGCAGGGTTCAGGCGGTCCGTGCCGGTCAGCCGCGCCAGATGGTATGCATATGGAGCCGCCGCGCCCTCCGCGCCGATGGCGAACACGCCATAGAGGAACTGCGTGCAGTCCTCATTCACCGAGAGCACGCGGGCGGATGTTCCGGGTTCGGGCGTGTAGAGAACAGGCGCCTGATTGATGTCCACCGCCGGCGCGGCCAGCGGGTTCCCCTTTTCCGCCACCATGATCTTGCCGCGGTTGGGATTATCCTGCGTCGGGTGATCCCACAGGATCGCCGCCCATGCCGCGCCGGTGGAGCGCGCCGCCTGATAGGATTGCGCTTCTGAATCCATCATGGTCACAGCGCTGCCCCACGCGGCAGGGTCGCCGCCGGCCGTGTTCTGCCAGCCTGCCCATCTATACGAGCCGCTTCGGCAAAATGCGTAGATCGACGATCCGATGACGATAAACTGCACATAGGTTGCCGCGCTGGTGGTCGGCAGCGTCACAAACTCACCCAGATTCGCCGGGTTGGTATCCGTCGACCAGCCCATTTTGATGGCCGACTGGTCGTTGTGGCCCGCGACGCCGACGATCAGCCGACCGTCGTGGATCACCACGGCGGGCGCGTTGTGATCGTCGGCGATGTAGCCGGTATTCACCAGGTGGCGGGTGAGGTACGCGCCTGTCGAGCCGTCGAACTCCAGAACCCATTGCGCGCCGGCGTCGCCGGTTTCCGGCTTGATGCTGACGGCCCCCTTGTAAATACGATCGCGCACAGAGTCGTACACGGCCTGTTCGACGATATGCCACGACCAGCCGGCGTCCAGAGCCACGCGCTGGTTCAGCAGGGCGATGTCGCCCGGCTCCGGCTCGGGATCGGGATCGGGATCTGGCACAGCTTCACCCGCCGGCCAGTCGCCCCGGATGATCTGGCGCTTCACGGCGCGCACCAGCCGCACCGCCTGGGATTTGCCCATGCGGCCGTCGAAATCGAAGTTCACCGCCACGGCATTGCCACCGGGCAAGGTGTCACCTTCCACGATCGCCATGGTGGAGGGGGAGGCGCCCATCGCCAGCCGGAATTTAATCGCCATCGCTATTCTCCCGTCAGTTGCTTGGGCGCCTGCGTCGCCGCTTCGGCGCCGGCCGTTCCCAACAGCTCATTCGCGCCGCCACCGCGCCGGCGGCGCAGACGGCGCATTTCCCCGGTGGCGATTTCGACATCATCGCGGGTGGGCGTCGGCGCCACATCGGGCATCTGCGGGGTGGAAAACAGGCTGCCGATCGCCCGGAAGGGCGCGGCTACCGCCCGGCCAACGCCGCTCATGCAGCACCTCCAAACATGTCATAATCCCTTTCCACCTGAATGGGCCGCGATCGCACCGCCGCCCCCATCACCGCCGCCAGCCCGCCCGGCCCGCCCAGCGCCAGATATTCGGCACTTTCGGCAATGTGCGACCACTGGTTCTTCGCCGGCTTGGTGTCGAAACGGCCCGTCGCGCCGTTCACGCGGATGCGCCGGTAATGGTATCCGCTGTTGAACGCCTTGCGCAGATGCCGGCAGCGCGGGCAGATCAGCACGCCGGGCCGCCCTTCGATCATCCGCGACAGCGGCGTGCGCATCGCTTCCTGCCGCATGGCCGGCGAATTGGTCGGCGCCGGGCGGAAATGAATCCGCGTGGCGCGCTTCACCGTCGTCAGCCAGTCATGATCCGTGCCCTCGCTGTCGCCGCCATAGGCCGCCGACGGATCGGCCCAGCCATACAGATCATGCTGGCGGAATCGCCGGCTCACCACATCCATGATCATGTCGGCAAAGCGCTTCGGCCCGGTGCCCGGCCCGGTCACAACTTCGTCCAGGATGCGGAACTGCCCGTTCGGCAAATGCTGGCCGAATGTCGCCGCCGGCGTGCCGCCGGCATCCGCGCCGATGCCGATCGGGATCCCGCGCACCGGCTCCAGCCGCTCTTTGGCGATGTGGATATTGTCGTTGAATTCCGGGTACACCGGCTTGCCGTCGCGGGAATAGCCCCACTGGTTATGCACCAGCCGCCGCGCCCGCCAGTCGGGCATGTTCCCCAGCATGCGCTCATAATAATCGGCGGGCAGGTTGGCGCGGTTTTCGGCGTTCGGGTCCATGCCGCCAGGCTGCATGTGGAAGCTGAAGCCTTCCGCCGCCTGCTCCGGCTCGCTTTCGGGAATCACGCCATCGACCAGCAGCTGATATAGCCAGTGATCCTGCTCGGGCGCGTTGAAATCCAGCCAGCCGCCGCGCCACGTCGCGCCGCCGTCCATGGCGGAAGGGAAACGCCCGGTGCGGGAAAACAGGAAATCGATCACGCCATAGGAAAGCAGATCGACCTCGTTGGCGTAGAAGCCGGTCATCTCATAGCCGCGCAACAGGTTTTCAATGGTGTCGTCACCCAGACCCATGAAATCGACCTGCAATTCGATCAGCCCGGCGCCGTCATCGAATTGCAGCCGATGCCGCGCCGGCGGGCCGCCGACGAACTCACCGGCGTCTTTCGGGAAAATCGCGAACCAGCTGGGGAAGATGGTGCGCTGGATGTTCACGAACGTGTCGCGGATGATCAGATGCCGATAGCGCCGCACGCCATCGCGCGGGCTGGGCCTTTGCCGGCGGGCATGGCGCACGATCTTCACCAGCGCCGCCGTGGTCTTGCCCGAACCCACCGGCCCCATGATGGCGGATATCGGCGCCATGTCGGCCATGAACGCCGCCGCCACCGGCCCCGGCGGCGACCATTCGATGTTGATCGCGCCGCTCACCCCGAAACCCCAACCCGACCCCAAACCCGAACCCGAAGCCCGACCCGGCCCGCTCCCCCCGGCCCGGTGCCCGATGTGGAAAAATTTTCGCGAATTTTTTTCGCCAGTATTTTCTGGCACCCTGTGCCAATGGCCGTAGTGGTGACGGCAGGCAGCCGGGGGGGGCACCCCCCCGCCGCGCGCCGCCCGCCCGCCGATCGGCCGCGCCGCGCCGCGATCAACGCCCCGGCCACCCATGGCGAAAGCCGGACCAGCTTATGCGCAAATCCAAATTCACCAGCACCGCCAACGGGTTCCGGCAAACTGTCCAACAGGCGCTGTCCAACACCGCCCGTCACTTGCCGCTAACCTCTTGATTTTCCTCGCCCGCGCCATCGGCCAGCGTCAGGGTCATTTCCATCCCGTTCGATGCCGCTCCCGCCCCGCCGCCGGCCGCATCGCCCTCATGGATCGTCAGCTGAATGACGCGCTGGTCCACCTGCACCGCCACCGGCTTCTTGCTCTCGATGTAGGGCGCAAGCTCCACGGCGGCGCGCTGCTGCAGCTGGAACGCTTCCAGCGGCGTGCAGCCCAGTTCCGCCGCCAGCACATGCACCGGCCGCGAATAGGTCTGCGCCAGCACCAGCAGCGGATGCGAGTGCTGCTTCAGGATGAAGCGCACCAGCTCCTCCGAACGCCGGTTGCGCGACCCCTTCGGCCGCCCCACCCGCCGCGCCGGCCCCACCGCCTGCCCGCGCACCGGCTGCACCTGCAGCGCCATCCCCAGGGCGTCGGCATCGGCCAGCGGCAACCGCGCCTGCACGGCCGGCGGCGGCACCACATCGCCCGCCGCATCGGCCGCCGCCGCGATATCCGCCGCCGCCCCGCGCAATTTCGCCATATCCGCACCTATTTAATTCATGCGGCACGGAAGCTAGTCGACAACCCTCTGCCCAGCGCAACCCCCACGGCGCAACTTTTTCGCCTTTTGCCTGAAATGCAATGATTTCAGCGAGGTAACAGAGGGTAACAAGTTGGTAACACGGAAACCCGCCCAACTATCTGATTGCCTTATATATTATCTATCTTGTTACCCGTTACGTTGTTACCTGTCATTTCCTTCACACGCGTATGCACGCGCGCGCACGCACATGTACATCACGCGCGCGCGAAGGCCGGTAACAGGTAACAACGCACCTATCCCGTTGAGTTGTAAGGAAAACCTTGTTACCCGGCTTGTTACCCTGTTACCGCATTGATTTCAAAGGGAAATCCGCGAAAAACAGCCATTGCGAACGCCTCGCAGGTAACAACCCCACCCCCGAATGCCCGACAGGAACGAACGGACCGTAGCACTGCCAGCGGCAACGGTTCAAGGGCTTCAATGCCCGATGCGGCTTCAGGGGCGCACAATCCATCCGCCGCCGGCTTTCACCTTGCCACACAAAGGCATAGCGTTGCCGTCGAGCCGACGGCAACGCCCGATCATGAAACGCTGCCATCATTTTTTTGCTTGACGACATTCTTTTCATGTCGCATAAGGCGACACACGGAACGGCAACAGGCCGGCCGGAACGGTAAGGAGACCGAAGATGATTGATCGTAGCGCAGCCGCCAAAGCTCTCGCAAAAGCCATCGCCTACAAGGCATGCGGCAAGGACGCCGAAGCCGCCGACTGGGCGCGCCAGCTAGTCCGCATCCTCCAGTGCGCGGAAATCCTCCGCTAGGCCCAGACAGGAAAACCATGGACGCCAAACTGATCCACGACGCCGGCCAGGCTCTTTATGGCACAAACTGGACGGGAGACATGGCCCGCGCCCTTGGCGTCAACATCCGCACGACACAACGCTGGGCGGCCGATGAAATCACACCGCCGCCCGGCATCTGGTCAGAAATCGCCCACCTGATAGATCAGCGGTCGGGAGAACTCGACAGCATCGCCACGCGGCTGAAAGCGGCCAGCGCCACCCCCTAGAACTCCACCTCTTCCCCCTCGTCGCGCACCAGCGCCATCGGCACCAGCACGCATTTCGTACCGCGCCCGTTGATCCGCACATTCTGCCCCGCCAGCGCCCCGGCCAGCCGCTGGAGCGATTGCCCCCACACGCCCGCCGCGCCCGAACGCGCCTGCCAGTGGGATCCGGCAAACAGCCGCGCCAGCCCCTGATGCGCATTGGCCACGGCCAGCCAGCGGCTGTTATCCGCCCGCCGCTCCACCACGCGCAGGCCATACACATACAGCTGCTTTTCCGCGTTCCGGTCATTCGGGCCGATGCCGTCCTCGATGTCGCGCAACGCCCGGCCCACCCAATGCGCCACCGCCTGCGGCCGCCCGCCGCCGTCCAGCGCCACGCTCGATGTCAGCAGGTGCGATAAACAGCGGTCGGCGTCCGATACATCCTCGCCCGTCTCGGCCAGTGCCGCCGCCGACACCATCTGCTCCCACCCGGCCAGATCGTCCTCCGATGGCGCCGTGTCGTTCAGCAACAGATCCGTGCAGGCCAATAACGTGCCAAACTGGTCCGCCCCGCGCGCTGCATGGCCGGCCTGCTTCAGCATCCGTCGATACGCCTGCAATGTGGTTTCAAAGCGCGGCCAGCCATCCACCAGCCGCCGCTGCATCGCTGCGCCCACGCTCCGCATCCATTCCACCGTCAATTCCGGGTCGGGCGCGCCGGGCAACAGGGGCTTCAGCTCCAATATCGCCAGGCGCGATCGATCCTGCCCATGCAACGGCGGAATCAAAATGGACGACAGCAAAAAACAGGATCGCGCGATAAACGCCTGCGCCTGATGGTCCGCCCCGCCGCGCGTAATGTTGCCGCCCGATGCCGCCTGCCGCGCCAGCTTGATCAGCGCCTGCAATTTGCGGTTATCCTCGTCGGCCTCCGCCTCGTCAATGGCCACCGGCAATGTCTGCGTGCCCAAAGTCTGGCGGATGCCGGCCTCCGTCGCGTCCGATGTCGAAAGCAAGCCGCCGCCCAAAATCCCTTTTATCAGCCGGTGCAGGGTGGATTTGCCGGTGCCCTTGTCGCCCGTCACCCAGGCCAAAGGCCGCCATTCCAGCGCCCCGCCCAGATGCGCCGCCGCCAGCCAGCCCATCATCAGATAGGGGTCCACCGCCGGCCGGCCCCACTGCCAGCTTTTCAACACGTCCAGCAGTTCATCCATCTTCTCCGGGCTGGCATGGCCGTCGCGCGGCCGGGGCAGGGCGGGCGCGGCGGGATACACATGGCCATCATGCAGGCCGGTGGCCTGCCACTGCCCGTCCATCCATACGCCATCGCCCACATGCAAAATCAGCCCGCCGGCATCGTCCAGCCATGCGCCGCGCCCGCGCACCTTCTCCATGGCGTTCCACACGCCGGCAATGGCGCAGGCGCACATCAATTCCTCGCCAGCTTCCTCCGGCCGCCAGCCGGTCACAACGCCGGCGGCATTCATGCGCGGCCATTGCTCATGTAGGAAATAGGTTTTCGGCGAAAACAGCGCCAGCAAATCCTTGTTGCCATGGTCGCGCGCCTTCAGCGCCCGCAACTGCCCCACCGCGTCCAGGTAAAAAAACGTCCCGTCATGCGTGCCCAATGGCGTCACCGGGCACAGGGGCGGCAGCCCATCGCGCCGAGGCGCGCGCGTCCGGGGCCTGTCACCACCACCACCGCCGCCGCCCTTCCTGCCGCCGCCGCGCTGCCCGCGCGGCCGCGCGGATTCCGCCCCGGATTCCTGCCCGCCACCGCTGGGAAACGCCACGATCTCCGCGCCATCCAGCGCCGCCGCTGCTGCTTCCAGCCCGCCATTGTCCTCGCTATCGCGCATCACGCCGCCACCACCGGCCGGGGGTAAAATGCCGCAAATCCATCGTTCGGCTCAGCCTGAAAATGATACCAGGCATAATCCTTCACGCTGCCATGCGCCGATCCCGGAAACCATTTCAGCCGCCCCACGGGCTGCACCTCATGGCAAAACACCATCAATGGCTGCGCCCGCCGGGTATAGGCAAAGCCCGCTTCCAGCAGCAGCCAGGCCGGATTTTCCTGCCGGATAAAATGCCGGATCATCGGCGCCAGCATATCCCACCGATAGGGCGGGTTGGTGATGATCACCGCCGGATGGTCAAACGCCGCCCGCTGCCAGATCAGCGCATCGCCCTCGCGCACGCTCTCGTCGCGCGGCGCGATGTCAAACGCCTCCACGCAATGCAGGCCCAGCGCCACCAGCTGGCGCACCAGCGCGCCGTCGCCGGCGCACGGCTCGATAAAGCGCGTGCCCGGCGCCAGATGCGGCGCCAATGCCGCCACGGCGCGCGGATCGGTTGTTGCATAAAAATCATGCGCCACGCGCAAAAAACCCGATCGGCTCACACTTCCCCCCGCAAAATCCGTATCCAGTCGTTGAAATCCTTGATGCCTTCGGGCGGCCGCGCCACCCGCACGGTGCGCCCGCGCCGGCCATGCGCCCGCACCACCCGGTCAAACGCTTCCGCCGCCGGGCTGTCCGGCGGATCATTCTGGGCAATCAACACCAGCTCGCGGCACTGGTCGGGCAGCCACAGCATCCCAAGGTTCGATACGGAAACCCCGGCGATAATCCGCGCATCGGGGCGCAAAACTGCTGCCGAAAGCGCGTCTTCTATCCCTTCGGCGGCATACACCGGCACGCCTTCGGGCAATTCGCGCAACGTCTGCCGATGCTGGCCCTTCCACACCGGAATATGCCCGCCGCCATAATCGCCCAACACCATTTTCACCGGGTCGACGGGCGCTTTCGCGCCTTCCGCCGTCAGAAATGTCCGGTGCGTCGCCACATGCCGGCCCTCATGGTCGATGATCGCGGCCAGCATGGCCGGCCAGTCGCCGCCATTGCGATGGCGAACCAACTGGCCGGCGCGCAGGCAGCCGGGGCGACGCCCCAGCCGCGGGAGGCCGATCCCGCGTCCCGCCAGATAGCGGCCCACCGGATCGCTGGCCTCCACCACCGGGGCCGAAAGCCACAAGCGCTGTGCATGGGCTGACCGTCTATTCCGATCCTGCACATCCTGCTGCTCGCGTTTCAAACGTGCTTTCCGCGCCCGTTCCAATGCCTCCGGATCGGGTCGCGATGCGCCGCCGCCGCCATCGGCAATCCCTAAAAAATCCTTCGCCCACTTTATCGCGGCCACCTTGTCGCCGCCGGTCTCCACATAGGCGATCAGATCCAGCGCATCGCCGCGCCCCGCGCCGCCGAAATGGCACCACACGCCGGCGCGCCCGCCCGAAAGCCGCACGGAAAGGCTGTCGCCCAGCCCGCCGCGCGCCGATGACGCCTCCACCCACTCATTGCCGCGCTTCCGTCCGCCGGGCAGCAACCGCCGCGCCAGATCCTCGATCCGCAAGGTGAGCTGGTCGACAATTTCCTCAATCGACAGGCGCGCCTCAGCCGACATCGCGCCGCTCCTGCCAGCCATGCCGGCGGCGGTCATCGGCATGGGCCGCGCTCGCATGGATTTCGCTCCACGTCACCGATGTCGCCGCGCCGATCGCGCCTGCCGACAGGTTTTTCTGCTCGCCGCCGGCAATGGCGCTGCATTGCGCCCACAGCAGCAGGGCCGGGCGCGGCCAATATTCCGCCCCATCCACGGCCGCCGCCTCGCAGGCCGCGCGCAACCGTTCGCGGTCGGCCTTGCCGGCGCGCTCGGCCGCCACCGGCATGAATATCACGGCGGCCGCTACCAGATCGGTGAACGTGCGGGGAATCCGGCTCATAACGCCGCCGCCATCCCGGCCAATGCCGGCACATGCGCCATCGTCGGCCGCCGCACGGGGCAGGGCGGGGCGCTTTCGGGCTGCAAGGTGCGCGCGCCCGTCGCCAATATCGTCACCACCCGCACCGCCCGCGTGCGGTCGACGCGGATGCGGCCCACTTCTTCCATGTCCGCCAGCATGCGCGATGCGGTTTTCTCGGTTACTTCCAGCATCTCGCCGATCGCCCGGTTCGAAGGGCATGGCTCGCCGGCATCGGCCACCGCCACCAGATGCCGATATAATTGTTCGGCCATCCGCACCCGGCGCGTCGGCGTCGCCGCGCCTGTCATGCCATCCTGCCGCGCCTCGCACGCCGCCCAGCCGATGGTCGCGGCTTTCGAAGTTAGCTGGCGCAGCAATTCGCGCACTTCGTCCTGGCACAACTCGGCATATGCCCGGCCGATGCGCAGTTCCAGCCGATTGCGATGCGGCAGCACGCGCAGGCGCAAATCATCGATCGCCATCACAAAACCTCATCTTTATCAGGGGGTAACTGTCCGGGCATTTCGGCCAGCGCGCATCCGGCCAGTATCACCGGCACCATCGCCCGCCATTCGTCAGGCGAAAGGCAAATCTCGCGCACAAACCGCCCGCGCGTGTCGATCAACCGCACGCCAAAGGGCGGCCGCGCCCGGAATTCGCGGCCATCATCAGGCACTTCCCCGGGCACCGGCGGCCCGGCGCGCTGCTGTGTGGAAACCCGCCCGACGACAGCGACCAGCCCCGCCGCCGCCAGCGGCCCGGCGCTCACTTCCTGCCTCTGCGGCGGGCAAACAGATCGCGCCCAGCATCATCCGCCGGTGGCGCCGCTTCCGTGCCGGCGCGCATGCGCACGGCACGCCGCAGATCCTCCGCCAGCGATTCCGCCTCTTCCAGCGTCAGCCAGAAATGCGTGCTCCCCGGCGGATGCTCCAGCGTCAATGCAATGGGCGGGTCCATCTCGCCGCGCGATACCGTCACGATCGGCCGCATGCATGCCTCCCCTTCTGATTGTCGCTAAAAGTCCCCCGCCTCCGGGCGTTATGGATCACAACGGGAACAAGGGGGAAAACCATCATGCAACATCCGACGCAGGCACAGCGCCCGGGGATGGCAGGTCATAGAAATCATTGGCGGTCACAGCGCCTTCGGTCAGGTCGAAGATACGGCGCATGGATGCGGCGCCCGGCCGTTTCCCCCCGATCTCCCAACTCGATACGGTCGGCGGCGCGACGCCCAGCGCCAGCGCCACCTGTTCTTGCGTTAACCCCTTATGCCTGCGCCAGCTTGCGAGTTTCATGCCCGGCCTACGATCTGCAATTTTATGCACTCCGCACTAACAATAGGCGCGAGATATACTATTTGACAAGTTTTAACGCAAGCCTATACCAAAAGGTATCTATACAGGGAGTAGTGCGCGTGGGGTATCTTCTGTCATGTGCAGGGTATCTGGCGTTCAGAGCAACAGGGAGTAGTGCGCGTGGGGTATCTTCTGGCCATGCACCCACCCAACCGAATTCGTGAGCTGCGGCGAAAGGCCGGCCTCAGTCAGGAGGAACTGGGCGAACAGGTGGGCCTGTCCGCCGGGCAGGTCAGCCATCTGGAAAATGGCGTCCGCAACCTCACCGTCGAATGGATGCGCCGGCTGGCGCGGCCGCTTGGCGTGACCCCGCAAGACCTACTGGTCGACGAAGACGCGCCCGATCGCCTGACGCCCGAGGAAAGGGCCATCATTCAGGGCTTCAGGGATGCTCCGCCCGAGGCAAAGCACTACATCGAGCGCATGATCGCTCCGCAAAAAGACACACGGGTCGCATAGCCATGGAGCCTCCTGCCCGCTCCTTGTGGGGGCGCTTTTCCGATCCCGGCTTCATCGCGCGCCACGGCCACAAGCCGATCCTCTTCCTGTTTGCGCTGCAATTTCTTCTGCTCCCGCTTGCCGTCGCGGCGATCGCCCCCGAATGGGTCGAATATACGCGCCCGCGCTGGCTCGGGAGCGGTTTCGCATGGTTCGCCTTCGCCTTCATGGGGAACTGGATCGTCGGTTCCGGCTTTTCAATTGGTATCCTTTTTCTGTGCTGGGGCCTCTCCTGGTGAAAATGTGAACTATACTATTTGACAAGTCTATACAGTTAGTATAGTCCTGCCTTCATTCACCCCGAATGGAGGCTTCAATGCATTCACTCATACCCTTCAATTTCGCGGATCATCTGGTCCGCGTCGTCATGCGCGAAGGCGAGCCTTGGTTCGTCCTCGCCGATGTCTGCAAGGTGCTGGCACTCAGCAACGCGCCTCAGGCAGCCTCACGGCTGGATGACGACGAAAAGGCGACTATCACCAATGATGATAGTCGGCCGGGCCATGGCGCCCAATCCCTCACCATCATCAATGAATCCGGCCTCTACAGCCTTACGCTCACCAGCCGGAAGGAAGAGGCACGGCGGTTCAAAAAATGGATCACGGCCGAACTGCTGCCGACGCTGCGCAAAACCGGCCGCTATGCGCTCACCTCGGCGATCGAGGACGATCCGCTCATCGCCGCCAATGAACTGCTCACCGGCATCGATATGCTGCTCAGCGGCCGTTCCGAAATCACCATGCGCGAACTCACGGCGCAGCTCGGCCTGCCGCCGCAGGATTTCGCCGTGCGCCGCCAACTGTCCGATCGCCTCCGCGCGCTCGGCTGGGTCAACACCGTCGCCCGGCGCGGCGCCACCACGTTGCGCGTCTGGCGCGCGCCGGCCTTCTCCAACGCAAAGGTTTCCTGATGAACGCTGTTTCCGCATCCATGGCCGCGCCGCCCGTCGCCGCGCTGCCCCCCGGCCATGCCGCCATCCATGCATCCGATGATGGCATGGCATGGCTGCGCCTGTCGGATGATCGCACCACCTTCGCGATCCGCATGAACGTCGATGATCTCGAAGGACTCGGCCACCTGCTGTTCGCCGCGGCCGCCGCCATGCGCGGCCCGGCGCTGCCCGAAAATGTCATCAGCATCTTCCGCGAAAGGCCCGCCCGATGAACGCGACCACCCCACAGCCGCACACGCCGGACGATATCCATGCGTCCCTCCTCACGCTCTCCAGAGAAATAGACCAGTGCATCCTGCCCACGCTGGAAGGGTCATGCCCGGCCGACGCCATCACCACCGCCACGCAGGCGCTGTTCATGAGCCTCATTCCCATCGCCATGCATGCCCTGGCCATAGTCCTCCAGCGCGGCGGCGATCCTGAAAATCTCCTCAACGCCATGGAGCAAGACTGCAAACTCATGGTGCATGCGGCGCTGCAATCGGTGCTGACGGCGGTGGAAAATGCCGGAAAGGTAACCATCCAATGAGCCGCCTGTCCGATCTGTGCATGATCATCGCCGGCATCGCGGTCGGCGGCGGCGGCACCATCGCCACCAAGGCGGTGAACGATCATCTCAACGCGAAAAAGGCGGCCGTCACCAAGCCGCGCCCGGCAAAGGCCCGAAAAGCCCCCGCGCCGCGCCCGCTGGCCCTGCCATCGGCCGCGCTGTTGTCCGATTGCCCGCTGCCATCGGCCGGCATCAATCCGTTTGCCGATATGGCGCCCGAATTTTCCGGTTCCACATGGCCGGCGCTCACGCTCTCCGGTGTCCGCCCGGTGGAAGGCGGCTGGTTCCGCACCCCCATGAACCAGCCGCCAACCCTCCCCGCCGTGCCAGAGCCTGATGCATGGGCGATGATGATCACCGGCTTCGGCCTGATCGGGCTGGCCTGCCGCCGCCGCCCAGTGCGAGGCCCCGCATGAAGCCCTGCATGAAGCAGGCTGTGGCACGGGCCATCGCGGCCGATTTCATCCGGCCGGAATATCGGATTCTGGCCGCGATCTGGCAGGCGCCCACGCAGTTTAATTCGGCCGGGCAAATCGCCGGCGTGCCGATCACCACCGCGCGGGCCATGATCCTGCGGATGGCGGCCGAAGGGCTGATCGACCAGACGCCCGACACGCGTGATGGCCGCATGCGCTGGCTCACCCTCACGGATGCCGGACGAAAGAAGGTGGAGCCGGTGCTCATGCTCTTCGCGGAGGAACAGGCATGAGCACCCGCGGCCCGCAACATGATGAAAAGCCGCCGCCGTTCGGTCTGGTCTTCGCCGCCGCCCTGCTCGGCGTCCTGTCCTGCTGGGGCCTGGTCGCCTTCATCTTCGTCCTCGCCCGGTTTTTCTTCTGAATAACAGGCTATCACCATGAAACTGCACATCCCCCATCTCGTCACGCGGCCGGGCCGGCATGATACGGTCCGCCACTATTGGCAGCCATCGGCGCAATTGCGCCGCGCCGGCTGGAAACCGGTCACGCTCGGCACCGATGCCGATGCCGCCATCCGCGCCGCGCGCGAATGGAATGCGCGGGTCATGGCATGGCGCGAAGGCGGGCAGATCGATGAGCGCCCGGCAACCTCCCGCCGCCGCATCGCCCGGCACGCAAAGGCCGGCACGGTGCGCCAGCTCATCGCCGATTTCACCGCCGCTCGCTTCGATCATCTGGCCGACGCCACGCGCAAACAATATGCGTCGGCGCTCCAGCAAATCGATACATGGGCCGGCTCTCAGCCGGCGCACTGGATCACCGCCGATCGCTGCCGCGCGCTGCTGCAAAATCTCGCCCGCCCGGCAAAGCGCGGCCAGCCCGAACGGCTGCACCGCGCCGCCGGCATCGGCCGCGTGCTGCGCACGCTGCTGAAATGGGCCGAAGAGAATGAACGCATCGCGAGGAATCCGATGGATCGCGTCAGCATCCGCACGCCCACGCCGCGCAGCACCCTGTGGCCCGATCACTGCATCGACGCCATGGTCGAAATGGCCGATGCCATGGGCTTGGCCGCCATCGGCACGGCAACGCTGCTCGCCGCCGATACCGGCCAGCGCGAAGCAGACCTGCTGAAACTGACATGGGGAAAATTGCCGCCGCGTCCGTCAGCAACAGGGGCCGATGGCGGCCGCGCCATCCGCCTGCAACAGGGCAAAACCGGCCGCTGGATCGATGTGCCGCTCACCGGGCGGCTTTCCGATCGGCTGGCCATCACCGAAGCGGAAAACCGCCAGCGCCCCGTTCCATCCCTCACCGTGCTCACCCGCGCCAGCGACGGCCGCAAATTCCCGCAGGAATATTTCATCCGGCAATTCGCCGAAGTGCGGGCGGCCGCCATAAAGGGCAGCGAACAACATGGCCTCGCGCCATGCCCCGAACTGGCGGGGCTGCAAATGCGCGATCTGCGCCGCACGCTGATCGTCCGCCTGGCCGAAGCAGAGGTTGATCTCCCCGGCATCGCGGCGATCAGCGGCCACAAGATCGAGGTCTGCAAACAGATCCTCGAAACCTACCTGCCGCGCACCGGCAAAATGGCCGAAGCGGCCATCGAAAAGCTCGAAGCACACCGCGCGCAAAACCACACCCCGCTCGCCACCATGGCGCGCGCCAGCGGAGACCGGAAATGATACAAGGAGATTTCCCGTTCGATCTGCAAATGCTGATCGAACGCGCCCGCATCCACGGCGTCCCGCCCGATGCGATCATCACCGAACTTGAATGCGCGGCCGAGGCGCTGCGCAAACCGGAGGAAGAGCCAAAGTGAGCACGCATCTCACAGCCCGCGGCCTCACCGTCGAACAGGTGCGCCGCGATGCCATGAAGTATATCAACCATTTCGGCGGCCAGAAAATGGCGGCGGAAGCGCTTGGCGTCTCCATCAGCGCATTTCACGTCCTGTTCGCCAAGGATGCCTACGTCGGCCCCGGCCTGCTGCAACGGATCGAGCGCGACATCGATGAGGCGACGGGCATGCTCGTCACCATCCGCACGGCCGCCGAAAGCCTCGCGCCATGACCCCGATTCACTGCGACCATTGCGGGGCGATCGCGCCCGATCTGGCGGAAATCCTCAAACACAAACACGGCCGCAAAGGCGGTCTCAACGCCATGGGCTGGGACTGCCGGGGCGGGCGGTATGCGTGCCCGGAGTGCGTGGAGAGGCAGGATGATGCGCGCGCTTGACCTCTTCTCCGCCGCCGCCGGCGGCTGGTCGCTCGGGCTGCACCGCGCCGGGTTCCAGACCGTTGCCGCCTGCGAAGTCATCGAATGGCGGCGCATCCTCTACGCGGAGAATAATCCCGGTGTCCGACTGTATGACGACGTGCGAACCCTGTCTGCCGCTCGACTGGCCGCAGACCTCGGATTCCTGCCCGACATCATCGTCGGAAGCCCACCCTGCCAGGACATCAGCCCGGCCAACACCAAGGGCCGGGGCGTCGAAGGCGCGCGGTCGGCCCTCTACTTCGAGGCAATCCGCCTTGTCGGAGAATGCCGCCCTCGTTGGTTCGCTTTTGAAAACAGCGCTAATCTCCGAACTCGGGGCGCGGACGCCGTGCTCGCTGCATTGGAGGAACTCGGCTACGCCTGCTGGCCGTTCGTGGTTCGTGCTTCGGACATCGGCGCCAATCACGAGCGCCCACGGTCATGGCTCATCGGATGCGATGCCGGACAGATTGCACACCCCGACCGCGATCGCGAACATGCACAATCCGTCCATGGCGAAATGGGAGAGTTGCGTCGGCTGGCAGATGATCGCCGGCAACAAACTGCCCACTCCGATGGCATCGGACGGGATGAAGGATGGCGCTGGCGGCGGGGCGGGATCGACATATCCGCTGCGCATGATCCTCTCGACGCCACGCGCATCGGATATGAAGGCGGGCGGACATGGCGACACGGGCCGGATGGGAACGGTGCGCCACCAGTTGCAGCGGGCGAACGAAACACTCCCCACCCCGACCAAGCGCGACAAGCGCGACAAGCGCGACAAGCGCGACAAGCGCGACAAGCGCATGGATGCATGGTCTCCAGCTTACGACAAGCGGAAATCGCCGACGATGGACGCAGTGCTGGACGGGGTGATGACGAACCGCGCGCCGGACAAATGGGCCTATACCCGCCAGATCGCGGCGATGCTGACGGATGCCGGGCTGACTGGTCCCTCGCAGACTTTGCCGATCACCTACGGCTGGATGATGGGATATCCGCCCGGCTGGCTGACACGCGCGTTGCTGTCGGCGGTGGACGCGGAACGTCTGCCGCAAGCCTCGTCGTCGAAGCGTTCGGCGATGCCGTCGTCCCGCAAATCCCCGAAGCCATAGGCCGCGCGATCCTGCGAACGGAGCGGGCGCTGGCGGCAGTTTATGAGAGGAAAGCAGCATGACGGACGCTGATAAACTAGTGGAGCGGCTGCGGAGTTCTGCGCACGCATTCCGCGAGCACAATGTTTACACGCAGGATGGCGACGCGGTTCGTCTGACCGTGCAGGCTGATGAGATGGGCGCCGCCGCAGACCTCATCGAGCGTCAGGCGGCGGAGATAGAGCGGCTGCGGGAGGCGCTGGTGCCGTTCGCGGAAATGGCAAAATGGCTGGATGACGCATCGCATCGTCGCGATGCCATTTACTGCGGCGGGGTGCCCGGACTGCGTTGCGAGGTAACGCAACACGACTATCACCGCGCCCGCGCCGCCCTTGCCGGGGAGGCGGGCCGTGGGTGACGTGATCCTGACACCTACCCAAAAAGAGCTTGCTCGTCATGCGCTTGGCCTGCCGAACAAACGCAAACAGACCTACCGCAATCATTTTATGGCCGGTCCTGGGCACTCTGATTATGGAGAATGGACAGCACTAGTTGATGCTGACCTGGCCAGGCGACGGTCGGGCAATGAACTGACAGGCGGTGATGACCTTTTCTGGCTCACCTACAAAGGTGCCAAAGCCGCACTGAACCCTGGCGAAAGGCTCGATCCAGAGGATTTTGCAAATGACTGACATAGCGCGCATCGCTGCGGGGCTGACCGAGGCGGAGATCATCCGCATCAAGCGCAAGTCGGATACCGAACGTACCGCACAAGAGGCCGCAATCCTCGCATGCTGGGAAGTTGATCGGCTTTGCCGCCATCTCGACATCACAAATGCGGATCACATCGCCCTGTGGCTCGAAGAAAACCGTGACGCATCGAACAGTTTTCTCGCCTGCCGGATCGTCGAAGCACATGAGGCCGCCATCGCCGCGCTCGACCGGGTGCGCGTCCGTGTTCTCCTGAGTCCTCACGGCTTGGATACGCATGACAAGGCTATTGAGATGTTCGAGCATCAGAACTGCCCGACGTGTGGCGGATCGGGGCATATAGACGACGTGCCATCTCCCGCCGACCCGTTCGCCGAGTGGATCGCGCCGTTTGAGGGGGAGGGGAGGGATGCGTGAACCCCGCCGCCGATCTACGCGAACA